GGACCTATAGATAGTTTAACGTAGTGTAAAGTTTTTAAAGTTCCAAAGTCTCCGTAATCATAATCAGGTGTTTGGTATCTTGCATCTATTGCAGCACCATCAAAGTCATCACCTGAGTTATGTAAATAAACATAACCATCTGTATCACCATGATAATATTTTTCAATACCATTAGTATCAAATCCAGAGCCTATGGCTGTAACTTCCATACCTAGCATTTCAGACCACTCAAAACCATTAGGTCTTAATGTACCTATTATACCTCTTTGTGAAGCATTTGTCAAGTCTGTATCACTATAAAATAATCTATACTGTGATTTTTCTCTTAATACTACACTACTTATTGTATATTCATTGACATTTTGTGCTAGTTCTGTTATAATAGGCTGTATTGATTTACTAACTGTACCTAACTCAACGTCACCAATTCTTGATGTACCAGCAACTGTTCTTAAACCATCAGGTGCTAAAAATATTAAATCACCACCAATCTCTTGAATACTATAGCCACTTAAACATCCTACACTTTCAGCAACAGGAATAACTGCTACTGTACTACTGTTATTTATGTTTATTAATTTATGAATACTATTTTCACAGAATATAAATAAGTCTGTACGGAAACCTTTAATTCCTACTATCTTATCTGATATAGTTACTGCACCTGCACCAGTACCACTAAAAGATGTAGGGTCATTATTAACACTGTAGTAAACTGTATTTTCATTATCAGTTACACCAGCAGCTATTAAATGATGGTCATGGGCTGTAATAAACTGTACGCCTTTAGTACCTGTAACTGTTATTTCTTCTGTAAAGTATGTTCTTGTACTTAAAGCTCCTGTACCTTCCATTCTAAAACTAAAAGGCTCATTAACTCCATCAGCTATAATAATACTTCCATAGTCTTGTCCAGCACCTTCAAACATTGCAAATTGACTTTGCCCTTGTCCAGTTCTTGCTGCAATACTTTTACCTGTAAAGGTTGAGTAGTTATCTCCACTACCTGCAGATAATCTATTTATTGTTAGCCATGTAATACCATCTTGTGTAAAGTATATATTAGTACCTGCAGTAACTACAACACCATCTGCATAAGGTTGAGTACCTAATATAGTTGTTGTGCTACCTGTAGGTTGAACTGCACTTCCTGCACCAAACTTACTAAAACCATTAATACGTCTATATCCACCTTCGATAGATACTTCAAAGTTTTGTAAAACTGTAGCAACTCCGGGTGTACGTAACAAGTCTATAGAGTTAGCTGATGTTACTAAGCCACCTGCACATGCTACGGTAAAAGGTTGTGAACGTGCCATATTTTAAAAGTAGGTTCTATCGTCTGTCATATACTTTGGAGCTGGATTCATAAGGTTTGATTTCATATACTTCATTCCTTTTTTATAATCATCCAAGGCGAAAGCTGCTTGTTGTGGGCTTTCTTTAAACTGCCAAATGTAATAACGACTTCTAGCTGTTATTATATTACTGTACTGCTCTGGTAAAGTGATTGTGTCATCGTGTGCTGATAACGCAGTCGGTCTTACAAAAGCATAAAAGTGTATATTATAAACCTTATCAGGTATTGGACTTAATCCAAACTTTCTATTGTCAGGAGACTTAATTACAAATCTAGGTTCTCCATGGTTTTGAGTATCTGCATCGTCTGCATTCTCACTGTCTCTGTAGTATCTTGTCCAGTCTGTATTCGTAAGAAACTTTAAACCTTTAGAGACATAAGGTGTTGTTTCTCCACTTACGTTGATTGTTGTAACATAAAAGTCATCCCAATCTATTGATGAGTAATCTGTAGTAATACTAGAACTATCAGATTTAAGTGTGTACCATCTTGTTCCTGCAACTGTAGCAACTGTTACGTTACCATAAAAAGGGTCAGTGCCTCCACTAGCTCCTGCAGAAAAGAAAGGTAATTGTGGTTCTTCATTAGCTATATCAAATATAGATTTATTGATACTATCTTTAACAAACTTCTGAATACCTGTAGCGTTTGTAAAGTTTGCAGATGTTAAAGGAACTTCATTGAGTTCTCTTAATACTTCGTTAGTTATGTCAAGATATGTTGTAGCCATTATTTTTTGTGAACCTTTTGAATTGGAAAGTTTGCTTCTAAACTTGCACCTTTATGTTTTACAAACTTACCTGTGTGTTTCATTAATTTAAACGTACCATTTTTTTGTTTCATCCAATGGTGTCCTTTTGGTGCTTTAACTTTCATATTAGCAAGGTTTAGCTTTAGACATTCCACCGTCTTTATACATAGTTCTTTTTTTAGCCATTCCACCTGTAGACTTCTTCATTTTTTTCATAGCAGCTTTAGTTACAGCTTTAGCTGCAGCTTTTTGTGGATTTATTGCAAATTGAACTGCTCCTTTTACTGTTCCTCCCTTTGGTGCATTTTTACCACCAGCCTTTCCTTTTAGTTTTGGATTTGCACTTCCCATAATTTTCTCCTATATTAAATTTAAAAGTGGAGGAGACCGAAGCCTCCCCCGAGTTTGACAACTTAGTCAATCACGTAGAATGCACT